ATACTGACTCTATACGGCTCCTTTTTTAATATCTTTAACAGCGCAGTACAGATTCTGTTAAGTCTTTGAACTATTTAGTTTATTTTGTTACTATTCACACAGTTATTTTGTTTCTATTTTGCCTCTTTTTTGTATCTATGCAGCAACAGTACAGTACAGCGCAGTCAATACCCCTCCCCCGGTGCCTAAATCGTAACACGAATCATTCTCATTAGCATTATCATTAGCGCTAGACTGTGCAGATGCAAATGAGAATCATTATCATTACTCAGAGCTGAAGAGTTTGAATGAGAATCATTATCATTACGATTTAGATTTACATTGTCAGAGTGTGAGAGTCTAGGTAGTACCCGTTAAGCTCTCCGATGTTCCACGTAGAACACTGTACATCCATACATGTAGTGATACTGTACAGGTCAACAGAGTTGGCACGGTTTGTGCTAGGCGCGTTGCAGATTCTAAAAAACAAACTGGCACGATACTTGCTAGGCAATATCAAATAGATTTGTTATTCCAAAATGTTCTAGAAAATCTCTGGACATCTGGAAAATCCGTGAATTACACTGTCTACATCGGCTCGAGAGACCAACGCTAGATGCCTAGCAGCGGAGCACCCTCTCGGTAAGTCCAACCGCACCCTAGCGGGTTTTTAAAAGGGGCTTCGCAGCGGGTCAGTAGTGCAGCGTGGGCGTATCGGTTGAGGGTATCCAACACCGATAAACGAACTGCACAAACACCCAAACACACGGGAGCAGCCGACACACTAAGCAGAAACAGTGTCGCGCAATGGGGCAGACAATCCCGCGCAATATGCACTGTTTCAGCGTTTGGGGTGTCACTTGCAAGCATTCGCGGAGTGTTTGCAACTGACAAACTAAGCGGAGGTTTTATGCAAACATTCGAGCAACTTAAAGAAGTTTCGAAATGTTACCGAGAGAATAACGATTGCACGGTGAAGGGTTTGGCTGTACTGTTCGGCTGTACCTACGGCGTGGCACATCGCGCACTCGATAAGCACGGCAGGCAGCGGAGACGCGGCGCGCCTTGGGTTACAATCAACGCGGCTGTATCTCAACTGTCGGAGCGTTTCGGAGTAACAACAGAGACGCACGGAAAGCCTAGCGCATCGGTTAGATACGCCAGGTACTGCGGAGTTGAAACGATGACGATAAAACAGTTTATCAGGCGACACCCGAAAGGGGTTTACCTGTTAGCAATGCGGGGACATGTTGCGGCGCTGCGTGATGGTGTCTTGTACGATTGGACAGCAGACACCGCGCAACGTAGACAAGTTACCGGATATATTAAAATCAACGGAGAGGGTTAAACAATGAAAGTAAAAAACGTGGGTTCAAACATGACGGAAGTAAGCCTCAATGATGGCACTTTGATTCTGTTCTCATACGAGACACCAGTGGCGGCGGAGTTTGATTACAAACTGTACCGCACCAAAACAAAATGGAGCGCGACGACAACACGGCACATAAACAAATGGCTCGACGGTCGCAAAGCAGAGGAAGCATATCAAACATTCTTTGATGGATTAGCGGAGGGTTAAACCATGAACTACTCAAACATTAGGAAGCGCATCGCGAATTTCGACGATAAAGCCTTCACGCGCAACCGATACGCCATCTACAACGAATTCGGTATTATTGCGTTCGCGTATGGGAACTGCGAGCAGGATGCGCTAGATGCGGCAGCTGATAGCGGACATTTGGATAGCCAACTCATGTCGCCGGAGGATTACAGGGAACATTGCCAGAAAGGATGGGACGATTCATTCTGTTATCTGGGCAATGCCGATGAACCATATTGGTGCGAATACTTACAAATCAGGGAGGTTTAGACAATGAATTGGGACAGATTTGACATAATGGAGGCGCATTACGCGTTTGATGTTGACTACGGCAGAGGATTTATTACGTCACGGCTAAAACAAATGGGATTCACTGCGTCAGTGTTTGTCAGAGAACATGGCAGAGACGGACTGCGTGAAAACGGAAAAGCAATTTACGATAAACTGAGGGGCAATCTAAAGTGAAACTCTACAACGTAACGCACGGAGACGTTGGCGTGATGCTAACGTCCCGCCAGAGTGCACACGAAGCCGCTAGAGCAATTCAAACGGCTGACCCGTATGGCGGTATACCTTTTATCTTTGAACGCGTAGAAGACGATTCAGAGGCGCTGTCGTTGATCTCGCAAAATGCAATGGAAAACCTGTTAAAATATCTGGAGGTTGGAAATGGATCAGAAATATTTTGATGCACTGATTTGGTGCGTTGTTTGGATACCGATATTGTTGACGATGAAACCATGGAGGCAGCTATGACGCACGGTCATTATCAAAAAGCAGAGATCAAGATAGCAAAAGACCAGCCTACGATTTGGTTCGATGCTCTTACGATCGAGTATCTGGAGGAGTTGGTTGAGTACGATGCCGGCTATATCCAAGACCGTATGAATCGGTATATGAAAGATAAGCGAGACGACATAGATGAGTTTATCGAAATAGACGACATGCGTGTAGCTAATGCAGATCTTTCGAATATACTCGAACGAATAAAAGCACTCAGTGAAAAAGACGAGTTTCTGTGCTACGTCCCAGCAGAAATTACGTATGAAGACGAGGAGGATATATGACACACGCAGTTTTACAGTGGGACTATGACGTACCCGAACCGGATCGCGTAGTCTACAAAGGGTACGAATCAGAATGTCAAGAGTTTTTATTGTTAATGTTTGACAAAGAACCTGATAACATTGATGGTATGGTGGTTACTGAGTTTCAACTAGCGATGATTAGGAGAGGGCTATGACGCTGCATGATTTTCTGTTATACATGATACTGTTTGGGGTAATTGTTATTTGGTTAGACATCAAGGGGAGAGACGAATGAGCACACCAAAGAACGGTAGGGGTTACTTCGATTACGAGGCAGAGGACTTGATGCTGTACGTCAAGTGGGACTTGCACGAAGACGAGATGTTTGTCAACGTGTATCTTACATCTGATTTCAAGATAGAAGTAACAGACTTTTTGTTTGACACAACGCTAGATAAGATCTACGACGTGGCACAGGATGAATTCTGGGGAGGTTACGAATGAACACACCTGATACAGTCAAGCGCGAGCAGGCACTTCAGAGTGCCAAGCATGCACTGGGTTTGCTGAATGAGATGAGTGACGCAGGCACGGATGCGCTGGATTGCTTCGCTATCTTAGACCTTGAGACAGTCGTCAGAGACCTGTCAAAAGCAGTGAAGAATAACGAAGGGGTTGACAGCTAGGAAAATCCATGCTACAATATTACTTTAAAGAACTGTTCAGTGCTTAACCGTATAACTTATTATAAATTTACTGTTAAGTTACTGAACAGGAACTGTTAAGAGGACAGTTATGGCATACTTAAAAACACATCAACCATGTGAGGACTGCGGCAGTAGCGATGCGCTCACGATCAACGACAATCGTTCAACGTATTGTTATTCATGTCAGAAGTACACACCACCGGACAAGGTAAGGACGTTGCACAAACCAGAAACCAAGAAGCAGGTTAACGCCAAGCTGTTGACGGGTAGCTACTCAGCCATCATCAACCGACGCATCAAGAAAGAGACAGCGCAAAAGTACAACGCGCTTGTCGATGATGACAACGTTGTCTTTGGCTACTACGGTGAAGGCACTGAGCCGGTGGCAAGTAAGACCCGCTACCCTGACAAACGTTTCCTGATCGGAGGCGATTGGAACAAAGCGAAGATGTTCGGACAGCAACTGTTCCCTGCCGGAGGCAAGTACATCACCATCACTGAAGGTGAGTTCGATGCAATGGCTGTGTCGCAGATGTTCGAAAACAAGTATCCCGTCGTTAGTATTCGGAACGGTGCAGGCAGTGCAGTTAAAGACTGTCAGACCCACTTCGAATATCTGAATAGCTTCGACAACGTAGTGATCTGCTTCGATGCCGACGAGCATGGTCGGGAAGCGGCGAAGTCCTGTGCCGAGATGTTTGGTAACAAGGCAAAGGTAGTTAAGCTGACTGACTACAAGGATGCCAACGACTACCTCATCAACAATCAAGCACTGCGGTTTACGCAGGCATGGTGGAATGCAGAGACGTTTACACCAGACGGTATTGTTTCCGCATACGAACTGCTTGATGACGTGCTGGTTCCTATGACGCGCAGTAAGTTAACGTACCCGTGGGAGCAGTTGGATAACATGTTATACGGCATACGTCCTGCTGAACTGGTTACGTTGTGCGCTGGTAGTGGTCTTGGTAAGTCAACCATACTGCGTGAGCTTGTCGTCCACATGATGCGACAGACTGATGACCCTGTTGGTTTGATGTTTCTTGAAGAGACACCCGAGCGTACACTGCGCGGCTTGATCGGGCTGGAGATGAACAAACCTATCCACCTACCAGACGTTGACTACACACCGGAGGAAGTGATGGAAGTCTACACTGCTGGTGACTACGAGAATCGTGTGTACTTCTGGGATAGCTTCGGCAGTAACGAGATCGAACGTGTGCTTGGACGGATGCGTTACTTCGTCAAGGGACTGGGCTGTAAGTTTATCGTGCTCGATCACTTGTCGATACTGGTATCAGATCAGCAGAACGGTGACGAACGTAGAGCTATCGACATGATAATGACAAAGCTACGAATGTTCTGTCAGGAGATGCGTGTTACACTGCTGCTTGTGAGCCACCTCAAACGTCCTGAAGGCAAGTCACTTGAGGACGGAGCAGTCACCAGCCTTGGTATGTTACGAGGCAGTGCCGCCATTGCACAGCTATCAGATGCGGTGATCGGTGCGGAACGTAACAGCCAGGCAGAGGATGCAGACGAGCGAAACCGAACGCGCCTGCGTGTGTTGAAGAACAGGTTCAGCGGTAAGACTGGGCCAGCAGGGTATCTGATTTACGATGAGAACACTGGACGTTTAAGCACTGAGGAGATTCCACTGTGAGATGTAA